TGAGTCTGCACCCGAGACATTTACCGCACGGTAAGAGCATTACGTCTTTTCGATAAGCGATGCTTTCGTATGTCGCTGTTGGATTGTGCGCTCTTTCTCTGTACTTTTCTAAGGTCATTATTGACCCTGTTATGTTGTGGTCATTCGGATTGTATACGCGGATAAGTGGTCGCTCACAACTCATTATTTGCCTCCGTTAATGTATTTGCTCATCGGATTAAGATTTGGCACTTTGCCGCTTCTTGCTTTGCGGTCAGCTCCGCTTAGCGCGTCCACCGTGTCGCTTCCGGCTTTTTTGCCGCTGTTTTTGTTTTGATTAAGCCAAGGTGTTAAGTCTGGGAAATCTGTCTGATAGCTGTTGTAGCCGCTGCTGTGCATCTCGCCTCTTGAGTCTGTCCAATTCCAGCTTTCGGCCTTTGTTTTCGAATAATTTGCTGTCGTGCCGGAGATTGTCGGCATACTGGCTGATTGTGTCCCTACGCTTGGTGCGCTTATGCTGCTTTGGCCTATGCTGCCCTGTGCACCGCTTGGTGTGCTTGCTCCGCCCTGCTGGTATGCAAGGATAGGATTAAGTCCCGCCGCTTTCATGTCTTCCATGGCTCTTTGATAGCTCGTGTTGCTCATGCGCTCTTGCCAAGCTCGATTTGCGGCCGCTTCTGCGCTGTTGTAGCTCATGGCTGCATCTTGCTGGATCCGGTTATAAACGCCCTGCTGGATAGCTCCTAAGGTGTTTAAGCCTAGCGCCATGAGAGAGTTTTTGTTGTTTTGTAAGCTTTGCATCCCTTGTGCTTGCTGGCTCTGCCCAAGGAAGTATTTTGCAAGCTCTTTCGTTTGGTCCATGTTCACGCCGCTTTCGCTGGTCATGGTTGACCCGCCTTCGCCGTGTGCTTGGTTGTAGCTGTCTGCGCTGGTCCCTCCACTGCCTGACTGCCCTTTGAGTGCACTGTAAATTCCCGCGCCTGCATTGATGACGCTTCCTATTCCTCCAAGTACTTTGGTTGCTGTTCCTAAAAATGGTATTGCTGCTGCCCAAAATCCCATATACTAAAATAGCCGGGTTTCCCCGGCTTCCTCCTTTCTTAGTGGTGGTCGATGAGTCCCGGAATAGAGTAGACCGGCATACACCGCGTGGTTTTGTTCATGAAGTAGAAGTCTGCGATAAAGTCCGGTTGAGACTGTACTGCGAGAGTTCTCTTCATCTCTGCTTCGCCCTGTTCCATCCAATCGGTGCTCAGAGTGGGCAGTGCGTTGTAGTCCTGCGCGTAGTGCCATGCATCCAAGCTTTGCTGTGCATTGCTTCTGAAAAGGCCTGTTACTTTGGAGGGCTTGTATCGGTAATCCGCCCAAGCCTCTTGGTAGCCGAAGGCCTCTTCGTCCTTTGCGTTGCCCTGAGCGTAAATTTCCTTATTGAGGATAGCTTGCTCGCCAATGTTGGCCAGTACGGGCCAATAGTAGTCATATCGGCCTTTGCGCGACCACATACGTTCGATACCCTGCTGGTAGGTCTGGTCGGTTCGTACCACTGCGAGTCCCATGATAAATCCGTGTTCTGTAAAGGACTTGGTAAACATAGATTTGTTCATTGTGGTCACACTCAGCGCCGCCGTGTTTCCCAGCGGACTCGTGCTGTCGGTCGAAGAGGTCTGGATAACCTGCGACACGTTGATAGGCAGTCTGTAACCTCCCAGATACTCCGGAATCTGCATTCGAGAATCCGGCGATATAACGCCAAAATGCTCGCGTAATACCTCGCGGTAACGTGTGCCGCCTCTGGCGTCTTTTTCCAGAAGTTTCTGAATTTGGAAGGCTTGTCTCAGCTGGTTGATTGTTACTGCGTTGATATTTACGCCTAAAGTTACTGCTGCTTGGTTTCCACTTGCGTCGTTGTAGCGGTTGCCGTTGCCGCTGCCGTTGCTTGTGATACTTGTGATTTGTCCCGTTTCGCTGCCGGTTGTGTCGTTTTCCCACGTGTTGTATGGCCCGAATGCAAACCCGTTCGGGCTGTATTTATAGGCCGGTGTGCCATCTTCTAGCAGCGGTAGCACTTTTCCGTCACTCAGACCTAGGCTTATCGGCTCGCCTTTCTGCGGCTCTGGGAGCGCCCCGGTGTAGTAGTCGAATACCTTTGCAGCCTTAAGAGGCTTTGCCAAAGTGATGGCGCTGTCGTTGGTAGCGCTGCCGTCGTTTTTGCCGGTCGTGGTTGCGTCCGTCACCTCTACAAGTGTCGGCTGTGTCACATTCTGATTTCTGAACCACTCGTTATAGATAAGGCCGTATGCACGGCCTGGCAGTGCGCTCACGCTGATACCTTCTACTTTGGTAGGCAATCCTAGATAGTCGGCTAGCGTTCCTTCTGCCCAGCCTCCAGCTGGTGCTGTTACTTGCGGTATGCTGTACTCTGTCTTCGGCGTCCATGCGGTTTCTTTGTTTTCGCCCATAAACTCCTTCCAGTGCTCCCACAGAAGCCTGTTTGGCACGAAGAAGAAGTAAAAGTCACAGAAGGCATTGTCCATCACAGGAAAGATGGGCGTTGCCATACGCATGACACAGGCCGTGTCAATTTCGTGTGTATCCCCGGGCAGTACTTCGTCTAGATAAATCGGGATGAGGTCGCCGGTGTTGAAGGTGGTTTTGTTGTCACTGTTGCGTTGGAATCTGCTTCGGCTTACTCCTACCTGTGGATTCTGCGCAAAGTTGTATTCACTGTTGCGGTTCACTCTGCTCCCTCCTTTTTCTCTGCCGTGTTTTCAGCTGGCTTTTCTCCCTTCAGTAGACCCATTTTGTTGGCCCACTCTTCCGTGCCGTAGGCCATGACGTACTTTTCCACGTCGTTGTCCCATTTGTTTTTGACTTCGATAGGCAGTGCTTCGAACTGCTTCTTTGCGTCCTCGATGCGGTTATACCATGTGTGGTAGTCCGTCGGCACGTCGGTAATGTCCACTATCTGTGCGCTGTTCTGCCATTGCTGGTCGCCTAGTGCCGTCGGGTCGTAGGTTGCTCTTTTGATGATGTTTTCGATTTTGGTTTCATCCAGTCGGCTCTGGATGAGTGCATAGACGTCGTTTTCGCCGGTTTTCACCAGCTCTCTGCCGGTTTCGGTTACTTTGTACTCGTATTCGGGTTCGTGTCCGTTTCCTGTCAGACTCGTATACCTTACTTGTCCGCTGTACGCGCTTCGAAAGTCACTCATTTGGCTTTCCCTCACATACGCACATGTTGGTGTTATCGATGACTTCGCCGGTTTCATCCTCTACGGTGCAGATGTAGTGCAGCCGGAAGTCTTCCGGCTTGACGCTGATAAAGCTGTCTTTGTTTTTCTGCTGGCTCTCAAAGAGTCTGCTTGCAACTGCGTCGTTCTGCTGCTCAAAGAGGCCGCTGTAGGTCTTGGCCACCTTGTCATAAATTGCATAATAGCGTTTCTGCATTACAGTCTGGTGCCTCCTCTCATGTTTTTCGGGCTGACGTTGACGGCCTTGGTCTTTTTTGCCGTCTGGGTAAAGACTTTTTTGTCTTTGCTGGTGCTCATCTTGACTCTCTTAGCCATCGTTCTCTTCCTCCTTGCCGTCGTGAAGTGCATGATAAATCATGTCCAGTTTCTCAAGAATTTCCATCATAATTCGGATGGCGTTCTTGATTTCTTTTGCACTTAAGAGTGCCATATGCTCACCTCCTTCTTGATTTTTTCGTCCTTGAGCTTGTAGATCTCTTCTATGATAGCCCTGGCCTCTTCTACAGTATACGCTCGATTGAGCGCTCTGTAAAGCTTTTTGATGAGGTATTCGAAATCCTCTTGCTCTGACGGTTTTATTGTACCTGTATTGAGCTGTTTTCTTCGCGTTTCCGTCATTTTATCTCTCCTTTTCGGTGAAGTAGATTTCTACGGTTTCCACTTTGTACAGTGTATATAAGCCCGGGTGTCTTACCGCGTATTCCTTTGTTTCTCTCTTTGCTTCTTTCGGCTCTGCTGTGAACTTTTTGATGGTAGTTACATTTCCGTTATTTTCAAGCTTTCTGACTTCATAGTCGTGCTTCATGGTCTGCACCTTCCTTTCTGTGATTATATTCTATCATATTTTATCGAAAAAGTCAAGTTTTTTTTAAAAAAAGTTTAAATAAATCTTGCATTGAAGGTCATGCGGTAGGCGCGGTGCGCCGTGCGAAGAGCATGACGTGACTTTCCTGTTTCGCTCGCCGGACGGCCTTTAATAGTTTTCAACACTTTCAACACTTTCAACAGGTTTTCCACAAAATGTTGCACAAAGACTTTTGTGCATATTGCTACACTTTCAACAATTCAACAAGTTTTCAACAAAGTTTTCCACATTGAAATAGACTTGAAAACATCGTGTTTATGTTCAAAAGTATGGTTTTCCACAGTTTTAACACTACTACTACTACTACTACAACAAGTAATAAATAAAATAATAGAGTGCGTGCGTGCGTGCGTGCGCGTTTCGCGCGTGCGTGCGTGCGTGCGTTAATCTTTCGTAACCATTCGGTAGCCCCTTGGGGGGCGTACACGAAAGGGGGGGAACTCAGTTCCCCCCCTTGTCATATTGCTTAGTATTAAGCATGGATAACTATAAAACTGGGTGTGGGCCTAATCCTTATCTTGATAGGATTAGGCCCACTGACACTATAATAGCCCTCTGGCTTTCCTGAACCTCTGCCGTCTTGTCTCTTCTTCCACTTTCGCTTCTTGTTCGATGGTCAGCCCTGTATTGCTCATCTTGAGCTTTAGTGCATTGATTGCGCTCTCTTGCCTCTTGCGTTTTGTCTCCCACAGTTTTTCTGGCTGTTCGCTCTCGTACTTTTTATCAAAGTATCTTGGTATCGGCCTTTTTTTGCTGTTAAAGTATAGTCCATCATCTGCGTACATCTGTTCTTTGTGGCTCGTGTAGTAGTCGTAGCCTAAACCCGGATTCCTCGACATACAACAATAAGGCGGCGTTAAGCCTAGCTCTCTATATCTTTTGTTGTCGTTTCCGTATGTTTTTTTTGTCACGTATCCTGCCACGTAAGCCATTGTTTCCGGTGATGCCTCTGCAATGATGATATTGCCCATGCCCCAGATTCTGTTTAGCTCTTCGCTTTCAAAGTACGGATTATCACCTCTTTTTTTCTTAAGGTCTGGTATTTCTAAGCCATAATAAATTCCGTGATGATGTGGCCTTCCCGTGTTTTCGCCGTATTCGCCGCAATAAAAGTATCTTAGGTCTAAGCCCCATTTATTGGACATTTCTTGCTTTTTTCTGAGACGCTTGTTAAAAAGCACCATGTCCTCTTGCAGCAGGATCTGAACTACTTCCGGCGCGTTTCCGGTCGTCCACTGGTGTGTTGCACCTCTTATGATTTCGCCGGTTTCTCTTACCATACCCGGCACGTTTTCTTGATTCCATGTTAGAGTTAAAAACCATACTGGAGTTAGTGTTTTTGCCTCCATCTGCATTCGCGTTTCCCAATCTTGCCGCTGTCTGAGTCTGCATCCCAAACATTTTCCGCACGGTAGTAGCATTACGTCTGGTCTGTATGCGATGCTCTCATAAGTTGCCGTTGGATT